GGTTCCCCCCCCCTGTTGGACCGTTGAGTACGGGTCCTAAGCTCTTTAGTCGTTCTGATTGAAGGGTGATTGTGCCGTTCTGGCGTCGCGCCAAGCGAACTATCTTGGCTTGTTGTCTTCTCTTTTTGTTGACACAGTGTGGAGTCTTATGAGTGTCCTAGATTTCGAGGACTCCCCCCCCATAGCTGGTTTATAACCATTCTTCGTGCGGCCCTTGTGGCTAGATGTAGCGAAGACCACCACGTGATTCCGTTTCGGATTCGGGATGGAAATTAGGCACCTGCCGAAACCATCCCCCCGATTCTTAACCCACCTCTGATGTGCTCCTAGCAGTTGAACTCGCACAAGTCTTATTCATTCTTAGGCCTGTAGGCTGTTTTTCTACATTCAGGCGGGTAAAATGTATCCCGTCGTCTTAACTTTCATAGCAGGTTTGAAACGTTAGCCTGGAGACGTGCCCACCGACTCTACAGCCGGTTTCAATTCCGTTCGGATATCCGTCGTGCACGTTGTTTCGACTAACCGAGGCCGCGCGGGGCTAAGCCCCGCCGCCGACCCTTTAAAGGTCGGTCTCACCTGTACCTCTGCAGATGGCACCGCGGCGCCACTGTAGTTGTAATCCCGCTGAGCCACCCAAATGGTTTTCGAGTTGCCGGTAACATTGAATACCGGAGTTTGCTTTTTCTTTCTTTTGTGCAGCGTCTCTTTTGCCGTGTGCGCGCCTGAGTATGAGAGCTCAGGCGAGATGTCCGTGGGTGTTGCCCGCCGCGCTGAGTGTGCGGTTGACGCTGACGGAGCGTGTGGCCATTTTTCGGCCCATGTCTCAGTTAGCGCCGGGCCCGTTTTGTATGTGCACAGTGTGGTCGTGTTCATTGCGTTTGCCTTTTCTTTGGTGTTCATCGTGGATGTCATTTTGCAGTTGTGGATGTTTGTGTTCCAGTGCGTGCGGATTGTTTTTGTGATTTTGCGGAAGCTGCCACCACGGACTGCGGCCGTTGTGGCTGCCTCGCGCGTTCTCGTGATACCGATAGCGCTTGTGCGCTCTATGTGGTACCGCGGCCCATTTACGACGGTTTTGGGCGCGCTGGGAGCGGTTTTCAATTTACTGTCCGAGCTCATGGCGTGGTTCTTCCAGCCTGCCGGCTATGTGCTCGCCGCCGAGTTTTTCAGCGAGCCGCCTCATCCGGCGATTGTTTACAGCGTGGCCAACGTTGCTGGGTGCTGTGGGTGTTCACGTTCATACTCGTCGGCTCAGTGCTGGCGGTGCCGGCATACGTGCTGGCACTTTTTGCCATCCCACCTACGGAAGCTGACTACGTGGTGCTCGCGAGGCTTACCCGCGGGCGGTTTGGCGTGTTACCCACGCGCGGTGACGAGTGCGATGACAGGATGCAACTCCTCGTGGGAACTTCCGAGGAGGAGGCGTTCGGTCCGGCCGACGGGCCGGGTGCGCACGATGTCATGGAGATCTGGCCGGTCTGCCCGGGGCTTGTGAATGTCTCGAGCGTTGGTCGGCTGTGGATTCAGGTCCCTATGTCGAATCAGGACCCGAACGCCTTGATTTTTGACTCTCTTACGAGCATGTCTTACAAGGTGTACGGCTGCGGCCCCCCGCCGTCCTGGTGGGGGTCGGCTGTCGTTAGCCGCGTCGGACATTACTACGTCGCCATTCCCCCGCCTGGGCGCGAGATCGTCCAGTTGGAGGCATACGGCCCCGTCAGCGATGCGTTGCGCGAGGCCCTCGTTTCGGCGAACGTCGCCGATGCTGGCTTTGGCCTCGCTCTGACAGCGCTGGGCGGGAGCCTTGCGACGGCTACGTCTAGGCGCGAGATCGCGCTTGCGGTCGTGGCCTTTGCCGGGGCCACAGCGACGTGGGCCCCCGCCGAAGCGCGCGCTACGCTGCTGTCTGCGGTGGAAGTTGTGGAGTCCTGGCAGGACATACCCACGTCCCCGGCCGAGGCGACGGACGAGAGCGAGGCGTACGGGCCGGCCGATGCGGCTGCCCGCACGTTTAAGGCCCTGAAGATTGCGCGCAATCACGCTGCTTTACTGGCTGTTTTTGCGTTGATCGGCCCGACCGTGTGGGCGACGCTCGCCCCCGCCACAGACATGCTGGCGGCAATTGACACCGGCGACAAAGTGCTGGCTGCCGCCGATAGCGTGACTACGGCAGTTCGGGTGGTGCCTGCGCTGCTGTCTTTCATTGCGACTGGCGATGAGGCCGCGCTCGAGGCCATCGCCGACCCGCCGACCGCCATTGTTTTGGCGATCAACCGCTTCTTGACGGAGTCGGGCTCTTCGTGGGGCCCTGAGACGGTCGCTCGGGCATACGACCTGCGCCTGCGCGGCTCGATCCAGCTCGCAAGCACCCCGAATGGGTCTGAGCGGCTCCGCCAACTCGGAGCGACCCTGACTCGGCTCGAGGGGGCCATCAGGACCCACGGGTCCCGCCTCCCGTGCCGCCAGCCAGGCGCGGTCGCGGTGTTTGGGCCCCCTGGAGTTGGGAAGTCGACGATGGCGTCTAGGGCGGCGGTTTTGGCCGCCGCCCACAAATTTAGGCGCCGCCCGGCGGATGTCAAGATCGCCCGCATGGGCGACACCAAGCATGACGACTCGCTGTTTCCCGACACTGAAGTCGCGATCTTCGACGACCCTGACCGCATGGCCGACGTCAAGCTCCAGGCGGAGGCCATCCAGCGCATCCACCAGATTACGGGCGGGGAGCCCGTCCTGTTGAACAAGGCTGCGCTGGAGGAGAAGGGCGCGATTGCCCAGGTGCCATTCGTTGTCGTGACCAGCAACAATGAGCTGAACCAGGTTGCTGGGGCCAAGGTCGTCACCGATCCGATGTCCCTGGCCCGCCGCTTCCCTCTGGTGGTCCGGGTCACGAACGAGCCCCCGTCGTACGTGAGGAGCGACGGGACCATTGACCACGGGGCGGTCAGGTACCGACTTGGGCGCTTTGACCCGACCGGGAACTTTTCCAACCCCTTTACGGGGCCCTACGTCTTTGAGGAGATCGAGTACGATGTGGGCGGCATGACGCTCCGCCTCGCGAGCGCCCTCGTTGACGTCATTGAGCGCTCTGAGGCCAATGTGGCGGCTCAGTCGACTTTGGACTCCTTCATGTGCGTACACGGGCTTAAGGCGCGGTGCAAAGAGTGCGTCGCCACCCCCAACCCCGCAGCACCCCCCGCACAGGCTGAGGCCTATGGGCCGGCGGAGATGACGGTGACCCTCGAGGTCCCGTTCATGAAGCTTTTCTTGCTGTGGTCCGTCATGTGGGGCCTTTCCGCCCTGTGGGGGCTGATCCCAAAAAGGCTTTTGAGCTGGATTGGGGGGACCTACTTGCTGTGCCGCATCACGGCGATTTGCTGGCAGCACCAGGTCGGTGCTCAGGGGGGCCAGCCTCGCGCGTGGCTCCCGGCTTTGTGGACGGTGATGAGCGAATCTGGGACCGCTCGCGCAATTAGGGTCGCCCGCGTTGGAGGGACGGCGTTTTCGCTGGCCCTCCAGCGCGAGGTCGCCCGATTTCGCGCGTCGTGGCTCGGCGGCATCGTGCTCGTGGTGGCCGCCGCGCTGGCCGCCCGGTACGCGCTTGGAGAGAGCAACCCTCAGCCGGCCGAGCACAAGGCGTATGGGGCGGGCTTGTCCAAGCCCACCGACCCCGTTGCTCGCGGGACCGTCTCGCTGCGAATGGTTGCGGCGTCCGGGAAGACTTACTTCTTTAATGGCTTTTTGGTCGCCCCGGGCGTTTTGATGACGTGCAACCACTGCGTGGACTCTGACCTGCAAAAGTTGGAGTACGCTGGCCTTAACGGCGTGTGGCGCGAGCTGGATGGCCTGTCGGATATGACGCTCGTCCGCCAGGTCTCGGAGGACGTGGCCTGGGTGATTGATTCTCGGATCGTCGCGGTGCACAGCAACTCTGCCGACTGGCCGGAGGAGGCCGCGTGCAGGGGACGCGTTCGGCTGGTCTACTACCTCCCCCACGCGCAGCTCTTTGTGTCAGACTGGCTCCAAGTTGGTGAGCCTCGCGCGTCGTACACTACGGACGTCCGGACGGGCCGCCGCATGCTGAACCCGGTCGTTTATCCCGTCCCATTTGACGCGGGCCACGGTAGCTGCGGGGGCCGCGTGGTGAACGAGTCCGGGAACACTGTGGGAGTCATCGTCGGCGGGAACACGGGGCGCGAGACGATTTTCCGCCCGTGGTCTCGCGCCGAGTACGCTCGCTTGGCTGATGAGTCCACGCAGTGCGGGCACCCCATCCCCGCCAGGTGGCCCAGCGACGCCGAGGCCATTGCGTATGGGGGTCTTACCCCCTACGTCTTGTCGCCGGTGGCGTTTGACCCAGTTCCGGTGGCCTCTCACGTCGCCCGCTGGCCCGAGGACCTGCCATCCCTTGTGGTCATGGGGTCGTACCGCGAGACGAAGGGGCCGCCGAGAGGAACGGACCGCGCCCCCCACCCGCTCGTTGAGTGGTTAGGGGCTGAGGTCGGCGTCGACCCGGCGAAGCTGGCCGTGTCCGCGGGCTATGATGGTCGGGACCCCGTGAACTACGGGTCTAATCGCAAGGTGAGCGTGGCCGAACAGTCCCAGCGCGAGTCCGCGCTCGCGATGGCGTTGGGTCAGCCCGGGGCGTCTCGCGTCCCATGGGCCGACATGGTCGCGGCCACGGTCGCGATCGTGCGCCAAGGCGGGCGCATCCGCCCGACCCCACTGACGCTTGGCGAGTGCATTCGCGGAGACGGGGATCAGATTGGCCCCACGGACCCCGGGACGAGCTCTGGTCCGTTTGTCACGATGGGGGCTAAGCGGTCGTTATTCCGCATGACGGCCAAAGGCTATGACGCCTCACCCCCGTTGGCTCAGAGCGTCCGGAACTACCAGGACTTGGCCTTGGGCGGGAAGGTCCAACCCGTCCTGTTCCTCCGGCAAATGGAGAAGACGGGGGAGATCCTCTCCCGCGAGAAGGTCGAGTCGGCCAACACGCGCGTCATCTATGGGGCCAGCACGGCTGCGCAATTGGCGCAGAAGCAGCTGGTCGGCGACATTGTGGCTTACGTGGCGAGCGCCAAGCGGTTGGGGTTTATGTCCGGAGTAAACATGGTGTCGCCTGAGGTGGGCGACATCGTGGCTGGGCTGACCGAGTGGTGCCCCACGCGGACGGACTCCCCCCTCGTGGTCCCCGCTGACGAGGCGAAGATGGACAAGAAGAATAGCCCAGCCATCATGTGCGCCATCGGCGAGTTCATGTGGCAGGTGGCGCAGGACGTGTTCCCCGGCGACCGGCCGCGACAGATGTTCGCGAGCCGCTGGGTCTTTTCCCTGTTGCATTCTTTTGTGCTGTGCCGAGCCCTCGTGTTTGTCAACACGAAGTTCATGCTGTCTGGTTTCGCGTTTACGACGTGGGTCAACTCCCTCGTGACGTGGTTCAAGACGTTTGCTGTCTTTTGCCTGGCCGGGCCTGGGGGGTTTGACGCTTTCCTGCGCGCCGCCTGCGTCATCTTTGGAGACGATCAGGTGTGGCGCGTCCCATTGGATTTCAGGAGCGTTTTGACGCCGGCCGCGTGGCAGGTGGCCTCACTCGCACTTGGGTACGTGACTACGTCGGACACTGACAAGTCGCGCCCGCCTGAGTACGTCCCCTTGTACGGGACGGCCACTTTCCTGAAGCGGACGTTCCACCTCATGGAGGTTTCAGGGCGGCAGGTGTGGGTGGCGCGGCTGCCGCTGAAGTCAATCTTCAAGTCGCTCATGTTTCCGCGGTTCTCGGGGGGGGTCGTTGACCCCCTTGTGTACGAGAGCGCGGCTGACTCGGCGGCGCGCGAGCTGTGGCTGTATGGTGCTGAGACGTACCACAGGCTCATTCGCGTTGTCGCCGAGGCGTGCCGCGCCGTTGGGGCGAGGGTCCCTAGCCGCACGTGGGCGGAGTGGCATGATGACTACTTCCCCGGGAGGCTTGCCACGTGGGCCCTTGGGGCCTAGTGGTGGCGTGTGTGTGTGTAGCGGCGGGGCCGCTGTGTGCGTGTGTTTGGGATGATTACCCTTTATTATTTATTTGTGCGCGCTCTTGTTGACTGGTCGGGAGGCAGCCCCGTTAGTGGCCCGCGTCGTGCGTAAACACGTTTCCCGCTTGGTCGGGAGGAGGGCGGCGTCCCCCATAAGTGGCCCGCGTGGTGCGTAAACACCAATTCGTCAGTCACAGGCGACCGCCTCATTGCGCGGCGGCACTGTGCACCGGGCGCACTGCACATTGTTGATCTCTGAGCCCGTGGAGGGACGCGAGTGATTAATGCTCGCGCCGGATGCCCTGGGGGCAGCCCCCCCGAAGTTCCGTGTGTCTGACGGCAACGCAGTCCCGCGTACATAACCGCGGGCTGGGTGGCGGGCTAAGAGTGCCGCCACTTTTGTAAATAACTCTTGCTTCTGAATCTTTCAAAGAGCAGACCGCTCTCGTCTCTAGCGGTCCAGTTCTGCGCCCGGACGGTTCGCAGCCGTTTGCTGGTGCGGATCAACCGGTGACCTCACACATTGAGGTCCCCAACCCCAGCGTCGGCGAGCAGGGGCGGAGTGCTCCGGCCGTGAGTGTGGCGCGGCCGCGCATCGAGGACGACTTGGACGCCGTTCTCTCGCGTCCTGTCTTCATATCCAGTGTGAACTTCCCGCTGACGATGGCCTCCCCTCCGGCCGTCTCCACTGGCATTTTGTCGTCTTTTCTGTCCAACGCCGCTGTCGCTGCGCGCCTCTCGTACGTCCGTCATTTTAAGGCGACGGTTTGCGTGCGTCTGGAGATGCCGGCGAATCCGCATATGTATGGGGAGGCGCATTGTTCCCTCATGCCTGTTCCTGCGTCGGGGAATGCCAACTTTTACGCGTCTCGGTACTACCAGAACCCCGTGTCTGGCGTTTTCAACGCCAACACCGGAAACCCGGTCGTGCTGAAGTACCCGTACATGTACCAGAGGCGCAAACTGCCCACGTACTCTGGGGCGGCTGACGTCGCCGCCTATTGTCAGCTGGTGGTGGCCCCCTTGTCGCCCTTGGGCCGAGACGACGCGGTCGCGGTCGGCACCCCCGCCATGAACATTTACGTTTGGCTGGAGGACGTCGAGCTGTCGGACACGACGCCCTACTTGGCATACGGCCCAGCCGTGGCGGGGGAGCCGTCGCCTGGGGTGTTCTCCTATGCAAGCAACCGGGTCGCGGCCGCGGCCCGATCTTTGGTGCCGCTTGTTCCCCAGATGGCCCCCGTTGCGGCTGCGGCGGACGCCGCGGGGGCCGTGGGGGCGTGGTTTGGCTGGTCGAAGCCTAATGCACCCAACAAGGCGGACAACACGCTACTCCGGCGGACCGGGTTCCACGCCCAGGGCATTGGCCGGGGCCAAGCCACCGTTTTGGCGCTCGACCCCGAGATTGTTCGACCGCTCAACCCGGGCCTCGGGACGGAGTCCGAGGATGTCCTCGCCTTTGAGTTTTGGGCCAGAAAGTGGGGCTGGTTGGGCCAGGCGTCTTATGCTACGACGACGTCCGCTGGAACCATCCTCGCCGCCATTCCCGTGACTCCGTTCGTCATGGACTCCACCAACAGCGTCTTGGCGCCTGTGGCCATGTGTGCTCTGGCGTCGGAACGCTGGATTGGGTCTATGGAGTACAGGGTCACCATTGCGGCGACCCCATACCACCGTGGTAAACTCATGCTCGCGTATATTCCCAGCACTTTGGTGAACAGCGTTCTCACCCTGTCGCAACTTCTCACGACTACGCACAATGTGGTCTTTGATGTTTCGCAAGCTGTGGACGTTGCTGTGACTGTGGGGTGGACCCAGAACACTAACTGCGCGGTGGTGGCCTTCTCCGCCGGGGTGGCTGACTTGGCGCACTCCAACCTGCCCGACAGCGCCGGCTTCCCGCTGACCGCCAGTTACGCGGGCAGCCTGTTAGGCCCGACGTACTTGTCTGAGACCAACGGACAGCTCGTCCTGCTGGCCTTTGACCCGCTCTCCGCCACCGCCGCGGGTTCTTTGGCTGTGAACCTGTGGGTTCGTGGTGGCCCCGATTTGCAGTTCGGGGGGTCGGGTGGCAGCTCCGTCAACCAGGCCATTGCGTACGGCCCCGCCAGCGCCCATGACTTTGAGCAGGCGGCGCCACAGCAGGGTGACAGGCCGCGGGGCTACTGGCTCGGTGGCGATGCGATCGCACCCGGGACGGTGGCCGCAGCCTGGGGCGATGAAAATGTGTCCTTCCGCCCCTTGCTTAAGCGGATGACCCCCATGTACGCCTTTACCCCGTGGTCCACGACTTCCACCTCCATTAGCACGGCGGTGTCGGCGCTTTTGCTCAAGTTCCCCCTCCCCGCGTACCCCCCCGTGCCGCGGCTGACCCAACCGCTGAATTTCCTGTCACTTGGGTCGGCCACGAACACGGTCAACGGTGTGTACTATGGGAACATGTTCGGCATGCTGCAGGCGAGCTTTGCCGGGCTTGGGGGTGGGATGAACCATCACATTGCTCTCGAGCCGTATGCCCCCCTTGGTGCCGTTAACATCATGGCGGCCGCATCGCAGGCGGACACGATGCCTGGCAGTTACGCTGGTTTAGGCGGCACCTCCTCGTACCCCATCCGGTTTAATACCGGGACGGATCGTTGGGGCGACAATTGGCCGGGGGAAGTCTCGAGCACACTGGCTCGGTGGGGATGCGGCATGGAGTGGGGTAGGGTGGGCCCCAACGTCGATGGGAACTTGACGCTGATTGAGGTGGCCACCAAGCACCCGTCGGAGTCGCTGTACGAACTCCCCTCCTCTGGTGCCCAGTCTGTCCAGGCGCCGTTTGGTTTCGAGTTGTGTCTCTTCGCCCCTGCGGGGGCGGCTTTGAGGGGCACGTCTCTGATCGTTTCGGCGTCTATTGGCGAGGACTTCAACTTCTACCAGTTTGTGGGGGCGCCTCGCTATGGCGTCAACCCGTCGACGTACGGCAGCGTCGGCCTCACCCCCCTGTAGCTGGGGGCGCGTGGTGCGTAAACACCCGTTGTGCGGAACGAGATCCGTAGCCTTGTGCCCAGTCGGTGGCACGCAAATCGTTCGGTTTGCGAAACCGGCGATTTCTTAAGGTATCTCACATGTATTTTAGCTTTGTAACTGTTTTAAAATTTTTACATTTTGTATAGCA